CGGCAGTCTTGGTATGTTTATCTGTGCCATTAAATTGTGCTCCCCTTCTGGCTAAGCAACGACGCTAAGCCATTAATTCCTGCACCCACTCCTCCTGCCATTTTTCCTCCAGTGGGACTAGCAAGTGTTTGAAATGGTTGTTGCATATCATTTGGTCTTGTATTAGCAAGTTCAATTTGTTGTTGAGGTGGATGCCAATTAGCATCCGTTTGTGGTATTCCTGCTAAATTACCATAGTCGGATCCCATATTACCATACGGATCCAAAGTTCCACCAAATCGTGGTCCTAAATCAATTGGCTTGTCTGAAATATTCCATCCACCATCCAAGTAAGTACCTCTTGGGTCAGCGTAGTATCCTTCCCCGGTGAAAAAATCAGCGAACCCCTGCGTGAATCCTGCCGGTCCTCTTCCTATCTGTTCGTTGTGTGTCTGTCCTCCGTAAGCTGATGACAGTTGACTCATTAAGCTTCCGCCACTTGGGTCAAAATTAAATCCTGTGTCCACTGGCGCAGCATCTAAAGGCGCTACTGGCGCAGCGGCCAAAGGTGCTGGTGCCGTGTTGCCTGCGTACTCTGGTGCAGGGGCTCCCTCTCCAACCTCCGCTCCGGGCACGTTAATGTTTTTAAAATGTTCCGTAAGACCCTTTATGCCTTGTTCTATGCTTGTTAACCGGTCACCCCATCCTGAAAAATCATACTGCTGCTGTGGTTGCATAAACTGATTACGTGAATTTCCCAAAGTGCTATAAGGAGAATTAGGATAGGGATTGTACATTATCTAAGTCCGTCAGGTTGAACGTCAGCGCGGTAAGTACCGTACCTCCACGCCGTATCAAGATCGGTACTTGAAATTTTAATTGATCCCTGTCTTCCGCGTGCGCGTGTGTCAACCTTGGTTGTTGTAGTGCTCACAGTGTAGGGTCCGTGTGTAACTTGGGTACTGGCTGGGTACAATTTAAAGTTAAGCTCAACGCTAAGGTCACCGCTTTGGTTTTTAAAGTCAGGAATAAATCTCCTTATTGACATAAGCCTTTCCCCTGACTCCGGTATGACAAAGTCACCTGACTCTATGTAGGATGTCATGGCTGAGCCGTCATCGTTGTTTCCGTTTTCCTGTGCGTACATGAAACTTCTTCCGGCTGTAGTGCCGGTTATCGTGGTGATGGTCGTGGTTGTGTCCGTTGCGCTGTACGCTGTTGCGTAAGGATACTGGTAAACTCCCTTGTCCACCCATGAAGATCTGGAGAGGGTTCCTATGCACCAGACATTTTCCTGGTAGTTGTACGTGACACAGCGGTCAATCACGTTCGATCCGCTTGACGGATAGAACCAGGTAACTTCGTTAAACTCACTGTTAAGGGATGCGAACGTGTCCTTCTGGGACGCCACATCTATGTCAGTGAAAACATAATCCTCCACGGAGCATGGAATTTTTTGAACGGAACCGTCAAACTTGAAAAAGGAATCAATTCCCATCCAGAATGACCTTCCGTTAGTTTCCACAACCGAGTGAAGTCCTGCCGCTCCACACGCTGATCCAAGCTGGTTGAACCCGAAAGTAAATGGGGCCCCAATCAGCTGCATTTGGTACAGCGCAGTGTCAGTCCATATCAACACGGCACCGCGAGAACGGGCAGCGGCAGTTAGTCTACTGCCGTCCGTCAGTCTCTGTGATCCTGCAGTGTTGGTTGCTGTTGGGGTCCATGACGTATGATCATCCTGGTCCGACCACCGGATGAACATGTCATCCTGCGTGGCGTCACTCGCTATTGTTGTTTCAGTTCCAAAAAGTATAACGTGACGGTCCGTTCCTGAAACCATCGCGAATCTGCTTGTTGTTGGGGCATTGCTTACTATAGCCGCCACCGTTCCGGTACCGACAGATGTGTCCCAATAATAAAGGGATCCGTTAAAGAACTGGCACAAGGCGTCCTCGCCCCAGTTGTCAATTGACCATTTCCCCGCGTCAAGCTGAACGCTGTTGGGAGCCGCAAGTCCTGAACGTGTCGTTCCCCACGTTGAAAGTCCCCACGTTCCTGCACCCCATCCATATCCCTGGATTGAAGCTGCCGGTTTTGTGTTGATTTCATATGATCCAGTGGCTGTAACACTGCCAGCTCCAGTACTTGTAGCGGTTCCTTTTGAAGTAATTACGTATTGTGATGTGGAAGTAATGGATTGAATTTCAAATTCTCCAGTGAGTTCAGCTGCTGTAATTCCATTTGCTGCCCCTGATACACTAGAAAGTGTAACAAAATCCCCTTCAACTGCTCCGTGTGATGCGTCAGTTATTGTTACATCCGCTTTAGCATTGGTGGTTGTTATATCCGTGATGCTTCCTGAGGCATCACGAACGGGTGTAATGTCCGACCATGCGTTGTTGGCGTAGACGTAAAGTTTTTTATTTGTTCCCGTTATTGTGTAAGGATCCCCGTCAAGGGAGAACCAAGCTCTCATTCCCCTTGCCGCCCCCAAAAGAGCGTCACTGGTTACCTTTGCCCATCCCCCTATTTTTTCGGGAAGACCATACCTGAACCTGACATTGTCGCCGTCAAACCAACGTCCTTCGGCCCCATATTCAGTGTCCTGTTTGTCTATTCCTGGTGATAGTTGGACCTTAACAAGTGCCATATTAACTCCCTATACAGCTGAATCGTAATGTCTTATCCAGCGTGCCGTTCCGTTTATCTTGATCATTATCGCTCCCGTCTTGGTCCCGGCAGTTGCCGTTGAGGAAGACAGACTGTTGGCGCTGGCTGCTCCAGATGTTCCAACATAATTTATAAAAGGTTGGTCATCATCGCCTTGATCCAAATCCAGTACCGGAATTGCTCCAGTTGAACTATTTTGATCCACCTCCAGCTTTGCCGCTGGGGCTGAAACTCCAACTCCCACCCGGTCATTTCCTGCGTCCAGATAAAGAAGATTGTTATCAGAATCTCCGTAGAACTGTGCGTCCTTATCGGCGCCAGAACTGTTGTAGGTCAGTGTTCCACCGTTTAAAACAGTGTCACCGGATACAGTCAGGTTGTTGTTGGCAACCAAGTTTCCTGCGTCCGCCAGAACATCAAATGCCGTGCTTCCGTCTGTGTATATTAAATATTTTGCTCCTGTAACTGCTAGTGTAACGGCCGTTCCTCCAGCCGGTCCAAATGTTAAAGCGTTTCCATCCCTGGTTGTGGCGTCATCAATAATGTACCAGTAAGGATTGGCTTCACAGGTAACGGCCCTTGTTCCTGTTAATGTTCCTGTAAATTTAAGTGCGGCCCTGCTTTGTTGATCGCCAGTTCCACCACTGGATGCTGTTAAAGCCTGTGTACCACTTCCGGCAACGGATATGGATACATATCCCTTTACCGCATTTTCCATTTTTTCTAAATTTTCATTCGTTACAGTACCCCATGTTCCTGAGTTGGAACCTGTAGTCTGTAAGTCTAGGTTTAATATCGTCGAGTCAGCCATTTATCCTCCTAAGCTTTTGACACTGTTGTCCATGTGTTAGATGCATCATCATCCACCTTATTCCAAATACTGAATGCCAATGATCCAGCGCTGAATGTAGCTGTGGAACCGGTAACATTTACTGTTGCCCCTCCAGTAACTGTTGTATTTCCAATGCTAAATGTAGCAGATGAACCAGTTGGGAAATAGATTGATTCTATGACAACAGATCCTATGCTGAATGTACCCGCAGATCCAGTAGGGGTAACAAGAGCCCCTGCCGTAACTGATACGGATCCAACACTGAATGTCGCTTCTGAACCAGTTGGGAAATAAATTGATTCAATAGTGGTGTTTCCAACACTGAAAGTAGCACCAGATCCAGTAGGTGTTATACTAGCTCCTCCTGTTGCTGTCAAGGTTCCTGCGGAGAAAGTAGCCGTACTTCCATTGGGAAGAACATAAGTTTCAGCGTTAGATCCGGCAAACGGTTCAGCCGCAAACGCAAATTCAGCGAAGGACGCATCCGTGGTATATGTTCCAGGGTATACTACAACTGATCCCGCACTGAATGTAGCCGCGGAACCGGTTATGGCATATGTAGAAATAAAGGTTAAGGATCCAATGCTGAAAGTTCCAGCTGATCCTGAAACCTGCGCTGTAACCCCAATGTCAATTGTAATGCTGCTGACGCTGAACGTGGCCGCTGAGCCCGACGGAGTAACAAGGGCTCCTGCCGTAATTGTAGCGTTTCCAATGCTGAATGTACCCGCAGATCCGCTGGGGGTAACGGTTGCTGTCCCAGTAACTGTTAGACTACCAGCGCTAAACGTGGCAGCAGATCCACTCGGTGATACATAAACAGCATCATCGCTTCCTGCAAAGGAGTATTCGGCAAAAGCATTCGCCGCAAAAGCGGCGCTTTGTATATCTTGGGTCATCTAAATCCTAAAACTTGACATTTTAGCACATTCCTGATATATAGCAAGAATTCATAATAATTGATTATGCATAAGGTAGAATGAAAGCAGAAGTAATCACAGATTCCTTTTTTATTGGCCACCATAAAATAGCCAATAAATACATTAAAGACCTTAATAAAAGGTATGAAGCCGCCAGGGACGGTTTAAAAAGCTACGGACCACGTTTGGCGGGTAGACTTGACAGTGAACTGGAAATGCTAAACATTATACAATCAACGGATTCTTTTCCTCAAATCGTTAAATGCATGGACAAACATATGAAGCAAAGCATTGAATTTAAATGCTTAGTAAGTGACTCCTACAATTTGGACATCATAGGATGCTGGATCAATGACATGAAAGGAGGGGAATACAATCCTCCACATACCCATCATGACGGAACGGGATGGTCAACGGTTCTGTTTTTAAAGGTTCCCGAATTCATTAACGACGCAAAAGATCCCCACAAGTTCAAGGACGGAATGCTGTGTTTTATAATGGGAGGAAACACCACTTATTACGTTGCCCCTAAAGTCGGGGATTTTTATATTTTTCACGCCCGTCACCAACATTGCGTAATGCCCTTTAAAACCAAGGACCCCAAGGAAATCCGTCGATCCATGTCCTTTAATTTTATTGCAAAGAATGATGGAAACATATGACTGTTAAAGTATTTGATAGCGTTTTAGAAAATTCTTTTTTAAACTTTATCAGAGAAGAAATTAATATATTGGCTTGGTCAAAACAACAATCGAATTTGAATAATAAAAAAAATCCCGTGTTTTTTTTTGCTTCTACGCAAGAAAATTTACTTTCTCATCAATTTTTGTTTAATTATTTTTGCGATAAATATAATCTGTCTAACAAATTTTTAAGGGCCTACGTTAATTGTCATCCTCCTTATTCTGGTGGACAGTTTCACGCTGATGATGGCGACATGACTTTTATATTTTATCCTGACGAAAAAGTAAAAAATAAAGGAGGAACCGAATTTGAAG